CCAGCCCGAAAGGCTGGGTAGGGTAGTATGCGTGTTTACACGATTGCTCTCATTCGAATGTCGTGCGGCTGGAATACAGTTTCAACCGATTCCTTAACACCCAGCAAACCATCACTGCTCAGTTCCAAACGCTTACGGATACTGAAACCGGTGAGGTTATCCAAGTTACTGATAACGTCCACAGTAGTGTCACCTGCCATAGCACTCAACTTAACGGCTACCACTTCCTCACTGGTGTTAACCGAGCTAACTTGTTGGGTCAGCGCTTCAGTGGAGATCGTGGTCTTGTTAAGCAGACCCAAGTTCAACTGTTTAGGATCACTGGCAGCCAGAGCTGCTTTAAGAGCACTGTTGCGCATCCCCGACTCAGTCAAGTAGTAAGTGACCACAAAGGACAGATCCTGACGGAGCACCCCTTCATAGTTACTGTTGATTACCACTTGCTGATAACCCAACTTGCTCTTCGGTTGGAAGAACAGTTTGGTCAAGTCGAGAGTCTCCGACGACAGACGTTCCATGTCACCGATGATGGTGTTGGTAAAGTAACGTTTGGTATCCCCTGCAAACTGGATATCGTAGTCGTCTTTACTGAAGAAGTAGTTCCCATCGAATGCAACAAAGTCCCAATGGTATTTCTTCTTACGAGGTTCGAGCTCCACAGGAACTCCGTTCTCGTACACCACATCAATCCCTGCCCGATACTTCAGCGTAGGAGTGATGCCATCAGGGCCATACATGATGTCCCCTTTGTGGTACTCGACGATAGGTTGCCCTGTTGCCTCATCGAACACCAGCTGACCGTTCACGCGCTTGTACTTGGTTTCCTCGTAGGTAGCAGGAACATCCACCGTATAACGCTTGTACTGAGCTTCACCGATCAACGGACGGATACGGCTGTACATGTTGGCCAGGTGCTTACCGAACGTGACGTTGTAACTGGTTTCGAGGATACCCACCATCTCTTCAGGGAAGATGGATTCGTCGATCTTCGGATCCAGCAACGAGCGGGTCTGAGACTGGTCACCTTCAACACAAAAGATAAAGGTGATGTCAGTTGTCAGCGCACTACGAACCTTATCCTGTTTAGAGCCGAACTGGTTAAAGCTGTTGAAATAAATCAACTCACTCAGGTCGACATCAAAACGACTATCAAGGTAGAACTCCCAGTTCCGCTCACCGTCTGCCGTTACCGAGACCAACCTACCTGCCAAGTTCGCTGTTTGACTGGTTTCAGGCGGAGCAATCGAAAGCTGAATACCCAACTGTTCGTTAACCAGTTGTTTGTACGCATTGTCTGATTTGGTGGTCAGATAAATGGTGTACCCGTCTTCACGATGAGAGATAGCCAAGCTACCCACGCCAACACCCAAGCCCAATGCAGGGTTATCCCGTACAAAGGTCTGTTTGTTGATGAGAGGAGTATCCAGGTTGTACGTGCGGAGCGACACCTGATCGTCCGTAACGTCCATGACGTAATAGAACGGGGTGTAGACCAGCGTCTTACTAGCCAGCAGATCAACCTTACGCTCAGAGGAGAGAGCCAGGTAGTTATCCTTGGTGTAGTTATTCACCAACACCGAAGTCGGCTGAGAGATATCGAACAGGACGTTGTGAGGGATAGTTACACGATCCCCGTTATCCTTGGCGACACCACTTCCCAACAAGTCTTCAATAGAACACAGATGACTGCCAACGTAGCAACTCATCGGAGCCAAGAAGTCTTTGTTCGATTGGTACGGTAACTCACCACTCAACGCATACTGACGACCGGTTACGTAGTCGATCACAAGCACCGAGCTATAACCGTTGTTCAGCGCCACACCTTCCACGTTCTTCTCGGTGATAGGCAAGGTACGAATCTGGCGACCGTCGATCACCCGTTGCTTCATTTCAATGAAGGACGTTGGACTACGCCCACCTGTCACCCCTTCCACTGCTTGCCACACAACGTTACTGGCGTTGCGCAGAGGAGCAGAGTACTCGTTCAGGTTACCAAGACCGTAACGGTAGTCCTGGTAGTTAGGGGTGATAGTCGATGGGGAGATGTCGATCAGATCTTTAACCAACGCACCCTTGGTGGTGTAGGTATAGATGCGGATAGTACCGATACCCAGTCCGTTGGAAATATAGACGTCAGGGATCTCGTAGTTAACCCGTTTGTTAACCGTATCCAGCTCACACGCCAAGGTGACCTGTGTTGGGCTGAAGACCGCTTGGTTAAACGAAACGTCAATCTCCCGCATCCCTGTATTAGTAACCAGGAACGCGCGAATACCGTACAGGTAGTCGGTGTAGTTATACGAACCCGAGCAACCCGACGCACTGTTGGACGTGATGTTCTCAATCCCCTTACAACCCATCTGAAGAACAGGAACGTCAACCATCAAATACTCGGTACCGTTCTGGAGCTTAAATCCTTCCTTCAGCTTGTTGTTACGGATTGGACTCAGTGGGTTGTTGGTCTCCGAGTCGAAGATAATATTCCACCCGCTTCGCTCGTTGTAGAGGATACGGATCCCGTTCATCACGGAGAAGTCAAACCCGTTGATAGGAATGATGGTGTCTTTCGGAACCAGCAGTTCTTTGTAGGTAACGGTCAAGCTACCTTGCTGTTCTACTCGATCACGCGCCAATCCCATGAAGGTTTCAACCGACAGTGCCAGCATCAAGGTGCTCTTGGCCGCATCAGCAAACAGGCCGTAAGTTTCCTGGCTGCTCATGTTGCGACTGAGCTGGGAGATGTTGCGAGCGTGCTTAGCGTGCAGTTCACTGGTCGCGTCGGCGATGCGGTTGAGGTAACCGTTCGCTGTACCGAGGATCAGGGTGTAGGCCAAGATAGCCGGGTGTGACTTACTGTTGATTTGTTTGAGACCGTTGAAGTACGTATCTTCGATCCCGTTAACGACAAGGTTAATACCCCGCATGGGGTTAGACGTCAGCAGTTCGAGCTCTTCTTGTGTCAGATTCATCGAGCACCCCAGTATTCCATTTCCATGCTTTGTAAGTTAATCCAAGGGTACATGCCGTATTGACTGGCCATGTACTCCCTGAACGACAATTGCTTGTAGTGCCGCGCTCTAACCGATGGGTGCATGTTAGGGTTACGGTACAACGTGTTATCATTAAAGGCTTTAGCGATCGAGATGTTGTTAAAGCGGAAACCCTGACAGGTATACGTCACTTCAAACTCATCTTGACCTTGACCCCGCAAACTGTTCTGAGTTCGGTCAATGGTACTGTACGCGCCAGACGGGAATGTCGTTGGCCACCCACCACCACAGCAGAAGATCCACTCGATGTTGCGCATGTTCTTGTTCATGATCAAGTGGTAAATGCGGGTGGTATAGTCACGGTAGTTCCCCGCCAATGGTTTCCAATAAGGCTCCATCCCTTCGTCACCCAGAGTCACTGCTTCAATGTAGTGAACCCAAGTACTGAACAGAGCAGGGATAATCCCCGGCTTAGCGTTGTAGAAGCTCTGATGAATCTCGAAGTCGTAGTTGACTTTAAGCACGCCATCGACATACGCATAAACCTCACCCCTGAAACCAGCGGTGCTTTTACCTGTCCCCAAACTCAAGTCAGGGAACCCAGAGCTCACCTTCAAGTAGTTGGTCAAACAAGGGATCCAAGGGGTCAGTGGATCGTAGATTTCATTAAGACCACTGTTAGCCGCCCCCCACTTAGGGTCAAGCATTCCCTTGATATAAGCAGCAGGACTATTCGGTCTAGGACTGACCAAGTTGGCCAGTTGATTGTGCAGCTGAACATTCGCATCCGACAGGTTTAAAGATGGCCGAGTACAGAACATTAATCCTATGGTGTCGTCGGGGATAGCAGCCATTGCATGGCCAGGTCCTAAGACCCTAATCCCTCGTAAACTGTTTAGCAAAGCGGAATCTAACCCAGGTCCACCGTTTTCGGAATAGACTGTATTGAGCCACTCGCGGTAGTTACTGTTGTTCAGTTGCTCCCCAGGAGAATTTACCCCGGGTGTCTTGTCGTAGAAATCCTGGGAGTCATTCGTTTCATCAGCCATTTCAATACCCAATGATTAAAGGTGAAGACACATGAACGCGCAAAACCATATGGTTGGAGATATCCTGAACATCGGTTCTTTCTTTCTGGATATCACTAAAAAGTTGTATCCTGATAATAAGGACATTGCCGGAGCGGTCAACGTTGCCGACACGCTGAGACAGACATACGATGTGGTCAACACCACCTCGATCGGCCAGAACGCCCGTCGTACTCTGCTGTCCCCAATGGTCGTGATTCAAGGTGATCTTCTGCACCAGGAATACATGGCTGATTTGATCACGGTGATCAACATCCGTGACATCGTTGCGACCCTCTCGCACTTCGCTATTCGTAACGCTGAACAGATCGGTGTGAACATCTCCACCTACCTGGGTCGTGTTAACCCGAACCGTGCTGGTCTTCAGTCGATGATCGCCGGTATCGAAAGCTTTGCGGCAGGCAACATCGACCCAAGCCGTACCAAGCCAGGTGAAGGTTCTTTCACCGTTAACGGCAAGACTGTTCAGGAACTGCAAGAATACGTTCCACTGTCGATCGGTCGTGTTGTGAACGCCACCGTGTTTGGTAAAGAAGGCCAGTCGGTTGAACTGCCATTGACCTTCCGCCAGATCATCATCCCAGCTTCCAGTGACTCCCTGGAAAACACCTTCGGCGTCGCCAAGATCGAAGATGGTTACAAGATGCGCTGGATCATGAAGAACAACGGCGAGATCACCAACCCGGAATGGTTCGACGGTGAAGACATCATCCGTGAGCGCTTCAAAGCGATGCGTAACGATGACACCAAGTACTACACCGAGTCTCAGGCTCGTGACGTGCGTAACAAGGTAGAAGCCATCCGTACCGGCGTGATCAGCCTGAATACCATGGCCAACACCTTCATCATCACCGAAGATGAAAAGCAACGTATCGAGCAGAACATCGGTAAGTCCTTCGCGAACCCTAACTCGCGTAAAGACATCTTCAAGGTGGTTAAAGCCAACACCATCGTCATCGTCGACGAAGGCCGTGGTTCGTTCACCTTTTACACCAACGGCCAGATGATGCCTGAAATCTACACGCGTCGTGACTTGGCAATCAAATCCAAGAAAGAGCCGGCTGTTAGCAGCCTGGAAGGTCTGGTCAAACTGCTCAACGGGGGCATCTGATGAAAATTACGGATTACGTCAGCAACGTTCAAACGTTCAAGAAAACCGAACTGAGTCAACTGATCACAGTTCTCCAAGTCAGCGCTTCTGACCTCCTGGGTAACCTGGAACGGATGCATGCCAACAAGATCGACCTCAGTACTCCGATCGCCCAGTGGGCTATCACCAAGAGCATTGTGGCCGGCCTGAACAACAATGGCTTCCGCGGCATCAGCTTCGAGAAAGCGGTTGAGTCGGCATTGGCTACTGTGGTTGACCTGACTGCTGCGCTGGAGAAACTGATCAGCAAGGACAAGGACAGTATCTGGGACGGTAAGTTGATCAACCTGCGTCAGGCCAACATCCTGATGTCGATCGAACAAATCGATCAGTGGTTGAAATACACCACCCTGGTTTACAACGTTTTGATCAGCCTGAGCAACAAGGCCAATCAGCACGTCGACAACACCGCCAACAAACTCGACCTGCGTTTCCTGAACCAGACCCTCGAGTATTACAAAGGCACCCTCCTGTGGCTCCTGAAGGGTTCCCGGGCGATCATTGCTGACCTGAACGCTATTGCTGAAGTCGAAGTGACTGAAGGCTCGATGAGTGTCATGGAAGGTAGTGGTATGCGCACCACCCTGGCCAGCCAGGAACTGGGTGTTCACAACTTCAACCCGAAATACTGGTGGAAGTTGAACCGCATGAAAAGTCACGTTGCGGAGATCGAACAGATTCGTCTGAACAACGAACACTTCGCCATGAAGATCAATCAGGCGGTTAACCTGAAGAACGGCACCAACGATGCCGACCTGGATGAACGGATCGAGGATTACCAAGACCGTATCCTGAAAGGGACCGTCCGTATCGCCGAGATCGACAACATGTACCGGAGTGCCAATGGCTAATTATCGTCAATTCGGCAATGGTTTCGTCAGCGACACACTGACCGATACTGAACTGGATAACATCTTCAAGAACTTCGCCCTGATGCGTCAGGATGGTGTCTTGGATTTCAGTTTGGTGATCGGCGGTGATCTCTCGATTGAAACCATGCGAGAAGCAAAGCGACTGATGGGTGGTAGTTTCAGACAATTTATGGAAGCCAACTATAACGGTGGCTCAGGTTCTTTGGCGACGTTGGTTAAAGACGTCGTTCATTTCGTTAACGGTAAGCTGTCGGCTACTCCGTTGATCACCTGCATTAACTTCGAAGAGAACAAAGCCAAGGCTGCGATTAAAACCCGCCTGGCTGCGTACACGCCTTCGAAGCGAACGTCGGGTAACCTGGCCCTGTTGGAAGATGGCTATGTGGTTCACGATGCAGACTTCTTCCAGCTGATGGCAGGTATTGGTCCAGCACACGTTATTCGATTCCTTCAACTCTTTGGCGGTGGTAGTTACTATGGACAATAAAGACGAAACACTGTCGGCCCAAATGGCGGCGGTTAACTCCGCGAAGTCTGTCGAGCTGTTCGACGCGCTCCGCAGCACCATCCAGCTGAACGAAGTGCAGACCGCCCTCGACAACTCCGCTGACCGTGTACTGGAAGCCCAAAAGCTGCTCGATGCAGTTCAACCTTTCGAAGTCAGTCCTGCGCTGGTTGAAAGCATCGACGAACGTCTGGTACGCGCCGGTGTGGACATCCCGTTGGAAGATGGCTTTGCCGAAGTACAAGGCGCCGAAGCCCTCGGTCATACCCTGCTGCCGAAGAACTTCCTGTTCACTCGTCAAGCGGGCTGCGAGAACTTCCTGACCCAGTTCTTCAAGGACTCCCGGGAAGTGGCGATCCAGATCGGTTCTGCGTTCCGTGATACTTGGGTTATCTTCACTCAGTCTGAAGACAACCTG